CACTATTAAATGGGATGGCTCGCCAGCCGTTATCTTTGGTCGTAATGAAAACGGTGAATTTATACTTACAGATAAAAGTGGGTTTGGCGCTAAAGGATATGATGGTAAAGCAACATCAGCAGATAACTTAGAAAACATGCTAAAGAATCGTCCTGGTTACGAAAAGAACCCACAAGAATATGGCGGCTTTATTAACCAAATGAAAGCAGCATGGCCTGCATTTGAACAAGCAACACCAAGCGACTTTAGAGGTTATGTACATGGTGATTTACTTTGGTTTACAACACCACAAGCAAGTGATGGTAAATTAGTATTCACTCCAAACACAACACAGTATTCAGTTAATCCTGCAAGCGATATTGGTAAGAAAATTGCCAGTAGTACAGTAGGTGTTGTGCTACACGCACATATGGACTTAGAAGGTAATAAGAGTAAAGTAGATGCAACTAGATTCCAAGCAGGTCCATTGCTAGCAATGCCACCACAAACTGTAACTGAAGTTCCAGACATTGAAAGTGCTAAATTAAAAGAACTTGAAAACTTTGTTAACGCAGCAGGAAGTGATATTGATGCAGTATTAGCACCGCCTGCAGAACTTAAAATGAAGAACTTTCCAGATATTTTATATATGTATATGAACCATACAGCAAAAACAAGAACATCAAATAAAATTGGTAGTAAGAACTTTGTACAATGGTTAACAGCAGATGGTTCTAAAGTTAGTAGTGCTAAACAAGGCAGACTTGTAGAATACTTAAAGCAACACCAAAAAGGATTAGATGCTATATTTGCATTTATGCGTAGCATTGGGCCAATCAAAGATAATATTATAGCACAACTTGATGCAAACCCAGCTGACATTGAAGCAAGCACAGGCGGGCAAAAAGGTGGCGAAGGATATGTAATAGGAAAAGATGTTAAGTTAGTAAATCGTCAAGGGTTTACAGCTTCAAACATGGAAAAAAATAATTAAAAGAGAGTAAACAATGAGTGATATAAAAAAACAATACACAGCAACGCAATGGGCAGAGATAGAAGGCGGTCATACAATGAGCGAAGAGTCTACTGGATTACCGTTTATGCAGTCGCTAGGTGAAGCTCGTATGTTTAAATCAAAAGCACAGATTAAACAAGAAGGTATTCGTAGTGTTGCCGATCACGTGTTTGTTAGCATGTTGAGTTTATATGCAATAAGCCAAGATTATAATTCAGCCCCAATGGCAAAAAACTATGCAAAAGCAACAATTGCTAGAGGTAGTTTCTCAGCAGCCAGCCCAGGCGGAACAGATTTATACCAAACAATGTTTGTATTAAATAAACCAGCTGGAATAGTAGATAGTGCAAAAGACACGTTACTGTTAAAGAAAATAACAGTTGACAATACAAAAATAAAAGGATTTCTAAGAAAAATACAAAATGGTTCAATGTCGCATGGTGAAGCACAGTCATTTTTCTATAGATTAGAAAGCCAATTAAATATACAAGATCCTAAATTAAGAGCAGCTAGACGTTTAACACAAAACTGGAGTAAACTAACTACAGGACAACGTACACTAGTTGCAACACAACTTGATAGATATTATAAAACAGCAGCTTATAGAAGCGATATGAGACCTATTTTTATGAAGTTTGCTAAGAATAATGGACTTATTGTTGGAGCATCTAAAGCAGGAAAAATTGCTAAACGAATTGCAAGAGGAGCCGCAGCATTTACAGCAGGTTACGTAGCTGGTAAAATGACAGAGCTATAAAATGCATCCATCAGGAACGCAACGACCGTCTGAAGTAATAGGTGGAAACACATCTTTTTATACAATATACACGCTAATAGACATTACTGATTCAAACGTATCTAGCCCAAAAATAAATGAGAAAAAGTTTTATCAAAGTCAGAACTTAAATACATTTATGCAAGTTATAGGATTGAGAACACAACCTATAATAAGTAGTATAATAAAGCTAGAAACACAGGATACAGCAGCCTATAACTTTGGTACAGGGTTTACTAGTAATCAAACTGTATGGGTATTAAAATTTGTTTCTGATACTGATCGTGCATGGTACAATAATGGAAGTTTTACAGCATTATTGCTACAAGATTTTAATCTTATACCAATACATGACCAATTAGATGAAACAGCAACAATAGATGGCGACATTATAAATACTAATAGTGAAGAGAAGACCAATACTTACTTCAGTTTTAGTGAAAACATATAAATAGTACTATATGCTACGAAGGCATATAATTAGAAATCAGCTCTTTAAGAGATTGTAATTAATAAAAGTGGATCGGATTATGCCAATGCAACAATCAAGACTAGAGCGTGAAAACCTAGAAGCACATGTAGACTTATGTGCAGAGAGGTATCGCGTGTTAGAAGAAAAATTTACAAGACTAGAAAATAAAGTAGATGACGTCGGTGATCAGATTAAAGCACTTTCAGACAAGAATACAGCAGATAAGGTATCTGGTAACAAATTAGTAATAGGCGCTGCTGCAACAGTTATTGCAGGGTTGCTAAGTACTATTGTATTGTTACTACTTAATTTGCAAGGTATGCAGGCTCTGGTACTATAATGCTATTAAATGAATCATACAGTAACGTTGTTACAGAAGCTAAAGTAGTTTATGCTCGGAGAGGCAAGAGTATTACTACTAAGTTTAGATGTACAGTAGGACCTAGAAAAGGCCGTGTTGTTGCATCTCCGGCGCAATGCAGTAAACCTATAGATTTAAAGAAGAGATTTGTTTTAAGAAAAACACGAGCAGCTAAAGGCTCGCGAATGATGAAAAAAGCACAACGAACAAAGCGAGTAAATCCGCAAAGTAAGATTATTCGACAATTAAACAAGGCGAGAAAATAATGGAACATGGAAGCATAATAGATACACTAGTTGATTTTTTACAAAATCAAAGCATTAAAGCTGATCCAGAACTATTGTCAGCCTCTTTAAGAGAATTAAACTTTACACAAACACTTAGCTTAATTGATAAGCTAAAAGTTATGGATGTACACGGCGTAACAGAATTATTAAATATAGACTACGATGCACCAGTAGCAAACGAAGAACAAATTAATGAAATAGATCCTAGCAGATCACCATGGACACAAAATGGTAAACATCCAGGAGCAATGGATGCAGATGAATTAAGAACTGAACTTGCAGTATTTGACGAACTAAGAGATAGAGGTGATCATTTGTCACCAAGAGAACTAGCTCAAGAAGATTCATTATGGAATTACTTAGAGCAAATTGATGGACCACAGGTAGAAGAAGCATACGGAGCAGCAGGAACACAATTACCTTCCGCTGCATCTATTAAAGCACAAACAACAAACGACAAAAATAATCAACGTGATTTCAACAACAATCAACTAATTGCTAGCCGCAAAGCCACTAACAGTGGTGGACGTGCAGTAGCAGGTGGAAATAAACAAGCAACTGGCCAGGGCGCAGCAAGAAATGCTGGAGCAGATCCAGATGATGTACAACGTGGACAAAATGCACAATCAGCAGGTCAGGCAACTGAACTAGCGAGCCAAAATGCAGCTGAAATCGAAAGATTAAAGCAACTTGCATTTGGGAGACGTTAATGCGATCAGTATTAGCTCCAGGTGGCATCCCGACATTTGTAAACAAATTAGAACATAAGGTATATGAGTCTTGCAATGAAACAGTATATAAAGTAGATCTTTCAGAACGAGATGCATATATTATGCAGAGCCTAGTAAACAAGAACTTAGTTAAAAAAGTTGTTGAAGGCAAAAAAGTTTATTACACAAAAACAAGGAGTATGTAATGTCGTCGCCAGAAGTACGTGGAATGCAAGATATTTTGGACAAGCTGAATGCAGCTGCCGAAACACATCATAATAACACACAAGTCAATGAATCAACAGAAGCTACAACACCTATAGTACATACTGCAAATGTTTCTAAAAATGCAAAAGGTATGTACGATATTCTAGCTAAACTAGAAGCCGCTACAAAAACAGCAGCATCTGAAGTAGCCATGGAAGCAGAATATGACACTTCTTTAATAACAGCAGGCGCAATTAGAAATCGTGTTGCTGATTCAATTGAAATAGACGGAAATTATAAAATCCAGCTAGTAGAAAGAAAAGTAATTGATGGAGTAAACAAAAAGTTTTACAACATCGAAGATTCAACTGGTACAATACTACATAAAGAATTAGCACTTTTTGAAAGTGCAATGGGTATTGTAAAGAACTTAATGTTTGCAAAAGGTGATACAAAAATTGAAAAGATTGTTCAACTTGATGACCGTTATGCGGCTTACTTAACAGAAGCAGCTATGTACAAACACAAGTCAATGACATTAACTGAAAGTTTTCGGACTGATGTATATGTTGCAAAGCAAGGAAATGCAATACATAAGTTACAAACTATCAAAAAACAGATCAAATCACTGCTCTAAGCATAAATACAATATAACAGAAAAATGGGGTTTCAAAATGGAATTACAACAATTGAAAGAAAACAAACTATCAACTCTCAAGCGAGTGCTTGATGACGTGTTTAGTCTAAAGTTAGACTTTAATGCACCTAGTACAAAACTAGAAAAAATTAAAGAATCTACACAGAAAAAAATTACAAGTTTAAGAGAAAACGGTCAAGACGTTAGTAACAAAGACTTTCAAAAGCTACTATTAATTGCGGAAGGAATGGACATGGCAATAGAGAAAAAGAAGCTAGAAGAATCAGCTGATTTAGATCAAGCTGAAGTACTACTAGCCGCTAAACAAATGGCAGATGATTTACAAAAAATGGCTGAAAACTTAGCAAGTATGCAAGTTGAAGACTTAATGAGTATTCATAATGCAATGAAAGAACAAGTAGGTACAGCAGAAGCAGACGCATTTAATTCAAGTGCAGAATCAGCAATTGGCGCGGCGTTAGATGCAGTTAAATCTGCAAACGAGCAAGTTGGAAATGCAGTACTAACAGCACAAGGAATGGCACCTGAGCAAACAGACATGGATATGGCTGTTGAACCAGAAGGCGATTTTGGCATGGGAGTTGACGCTCCAATGGACGAGCCAGCAATGGACGATGATTTTGGCGGAGCTGATGCAGCAGACGTTGATTCAGACATTGACGGACGTGAGATGAAAGAAGATGCTTACTTATCAGCAGTGCGTACTATTAAAGAAGCACAAGCAGAAGGCAAAGTTTCTCCAGCTATTCTCAAGCAAGCATTTGCACAGTTAAAGAAGAAGTAAGAATGAGATACAACGATTTAATAAAGCATACTCTGATAGATTTATTGTCAGTAATGACTGCAGAAGGAGCGACTTCGTTATCGTTGGAAACATTAGAAAAAACGTTAGATGCACAAAACATGCATGTTGATGGACAGGAACTTAAACAACTACTTGACAGTATCCCCATTGTAAATACTGTTAAGGATGATGTAGTGTTTTTCAACAAAGATAGTGTTGACGCACCTGATAAGAAAACACAGGATAATACAGTTTCCAAACTGGCTAAGAAAAAAGTAGATAAAGAGATGAGCAAATGAATATAGGATTAAACGCAGCACAAGCTAGAGCCAAAAGTTCGCAAGACATGGTTGTTTTCAACGAATGTACTGCGATTATGAAAGCTATTATAACTACAAGTGCAACAGGCGTTTATGAAACATATGTTGCAGATGCTACTACAATGACTGAGTGTACACCTAGTACAACAAAAATTGGTACTGTAAATGCACCAACAGTTACAGTAGGGCAGACGTTAATTATTAATTCAACTACAATTACACTAGGAACGTCAGGTACGAACTTAAATGCTATTGTTGCGGATATTAATGATGCAGCAGTAACAGGTGTTACTGCAACTAAAGATGCTGGATACCTAGTGTTAACCATTGTTCTTAGCGCATCAACAACTTGGTCGTATGAAATTGGTACAGGAACAGCAAATACAGGGTTAGGGTTTACAGATGGTATATATGTACCACCTACACCTACTAGCACAACGTATTTCAGTTCATGGCAAGGAGCTCTAACAGACAGAGCGTTAGACAATCAAATGAACACAGTAATTAAATATTTTGGTAACCTAGGTTACAAACTAAACAGACTAACAAATTCTGCTACTGGAAAGACTTTCAGATGGCACGTATATTGGTAACATAACAGGAGAATACCACATGGCACACACGTTAACACATAAAGTATCAACAGAACTAGTAGACAGAACATCAGGTAAAATTGGTGATGACAGTATAATAAGCGCCGAAGCTATGGCAATACATCAGGCATATGTTGCCGATGACAGAATTACAGGTGTTCAAGTACTAGACCTTGTCAATGCAGAAGACGGCGAACCAGACACATTTACTCAAGTAATTATGTTTTCTGATTCAGCAACATGCGATGCATACTTAGCAGAAATGGCAGCGATTGACGAAGTTGAAACAAGTGGTGCGTCACGCTCGGAGCAAGTAAGAGCAGACGTATAATCAATGAAAGATTTACAAGCATCAATTGATGCTGCGAACCGTTCTAAAATATGCGCTCGTAACTATAGCGACAAACCAGTACCAGATGAATTAATAGATCACCTATTAAAAATTACATGTGGCGGACCATATAAACAAGGCCGCCGCTACTTTGATGTGTATGCTATTACAGATCCAGCCAAGTGTAAAGAAATTTGGAATCCCCACACTGCAAGACCAGACGAACAAGCAAGATTAGACTCAACAGCAAGAAAAAACAAAGATGGAACACCAACTACTTTTATTGGTAATGCACAAGTATTAGCACCAGTTTTATTTGTATTCATGCGATGCGAACCAACTCCAGAGTATCCAAAAGAAGAAATGTGGAATCCAACTGACAATGACAAGGCTGCCGAAAGTAGACAAAACGGTCATTTTGCCGTTGGAACTGCTATGGGTATGTTAGTATTTGAAGCAAATAGACAAGGGTTGCATACAGGTAATTGTTTATGCTTTGAAAACGAACCAGTTACAGAACTAATGCAGAAATGGACCGGACGTACAGTTAATCTTGGAACAGCAAACCTAATAGTTGGCGCCGGGTATCCACAAGAAAAATGGGGAGACACAGACACCGAAACACAAATGCGCGAACACCCCATTGTAGTAGATCATTCCTATCACACTGAGACAATTTTGCGAGACGACCCAAAGTATTATAGGATCACATAAATGTCAACTTCATCTTTAAAGATAGCCTTTATAGGGTGTAGTCATTTTTCTGCACATAATGTTCCTGGTCAAGAGAAAAATAACTGGACATATCAATTTTACAAAAAATACCCACAACACCAATACAGAAACTATTCTAGAGGCGGACAAGGAATAGACCATTACCAATGGCACTTACTTGATGCTAAAATATGGGGTGCTGATATTGTGTTCGTAAATAGAACATACATGGGAAGATATGCCTTACAATTTGAAGCCAACGAATCAGGAATGCATGGTTACCAAGTAATTTATTCAGACGATAATTGGGAAGAAGTAGCGCCAATGTGGGATGTAGTATGGGGCAGTGTAAACAGTGGTCCATTTTTTTGTTGGGGTCCAGCAACAATACAAAACACATGTGAGACTGTAGATATAGAAAAGTACTTTAACAGCAACATTAATTTTTGGAAAGTTCAGCACACTAACCATGCAACACGACTTGATTATGAACTAAAGTGGTATGGTAATATAGATAAGTTATATAACTTTGACCATTTATTTTTAATGGATTGGAACTCTTACACACATGCATCACCCGACATGGGCCCGGACGCAGCCCGACAATTCCCAACTAGTTCTACTACGTGGGACATGCCAGTAGAAAACTTCTTTTTAAAAAGACACAATGATCAGCAGCACCAAGATGTTCTTCCACTTGACAATTGTGAAAAAATACCTCGTTGGTGCGTAAGTAAATATGACACTCATTTTGGCCCAGATGCTAATTTATTGTTACTTAATGAGTATGTCCTCGCAAATCCTAAAGTAAAAAAAGCTCTAAATATCTAGTTAAATCACTTGACTTTATAAGTAATTAGTAGTATACTTATACTATGATAAACATTACTAAAAAGTACGATTACAAAGAACTTAACCGACAGACACAAGCTGACGGCAAACGCATGTATGAGAATCCATATGGCGATCCAGTTCCAAGTGTAACAACAATCCTAGGTGCAACACAACCAGCAGAAAAGCGTCAAGCGTTAGCAAATTGGCGTAAACGTGTTGGTAAAGATGAAGCACAACGTATTACAACAACCGCGGCAAATCGTGGAACAGTTATGCACAATATATTAGAACATTGGGCATTAGGTGAATACGAAACATACAATCCAGGAAATAATATAATACATAGACAAGCCAAAGCAATGGCACAAGTTGTTGTAGATAATATTGAGAATGATATTGATGAAATTTGGGGTACAGAAGTTATGTTATGTGCAGCAAATCTATATGCAGGCACAACAGACTTAGTTGGCATGTATAAAGGTAAGCAAACTATCATGGACTTTAAACAAACTAATAAACCAAAGAAGCGTGAATGGATTGACGATTACTTCTTACAAGGCGCTGCTTACGCTCTAGCACATAATGAGATGTATGAAACAAAAATTGAGAACATTGCTATCTTTATGTGCAGTGGAGATTGCGAATGGCAACTGTTTGAATCAGCTGCTGAAGAATTTCCGTATTGGGCTACACAGTGGGCCAAGCGTTTAGAGAAGTTTTATGGCATGTCTTCATAAATACAGTATATAGAAAACGAGGAATTATCAGATGGCAACAACTAAAGTATCACAGATTATAATTAAAAAAGACATATTGTCAAATTTGCCGGTATTAGCTGCGGGCGAATTTATGCTTGCAAAAGATGAACAACGACTTTTCCTAGGACAAGAACCAATTATTGTAGCTGGAGATCAAGTTGGTACAAGTACTACTACAGCAACAGTAAAATTTAGTGTTAAAGAAGTTGGTGTTGTCAAAGAACTAGATCTAGATGCTATAAGTGAATTTTCTATTGTTGTATACGATAGTGTAGCTGATACTACAGCCGCAGCTATTCCAGCATCAAGCGTTACAATAAATGATTCAGTACTTGTTTTCAATCATGGACTCAGCAGAGCATCAGTAGCGGCTGACACATACACATTACAATACAATAAAGAAATAATGTCTTACGCTGGTGAATCAGCGGGCAGCAACAAATTATATTCTACTGCATTTACCAACAGTGGCGGTGCAGTTGAAACAACAGGTATAGACTTTGAAAGTACTGTTAAGAATTCAATAACTATAGACTACACACTATTTAAATTGGTGTCTAGCGTATTGGATAAAGTACGTAAAGGTACATTAAATATACTTATTATGGGTAGCACAGTTAGTCACATTGAAGATAGTTATATTGGCGACAGTGAATTAGATGATGTTGAATTTTCAATATCAAACAGCGGCACTACATTTACGTTAAACTTTAAGACAGCTACCACAACACAATTAAATTTCGATTACACACAAATCTCTACTCAAAATTCGTAAGGTAATATAATGAATGAATTTTGGCAGAGTTCGCCTAAACAACGGCTGAGTGTGTGGAGACAGTTTCGTAAAAGTTTAGCTGATATGGAATATATAGAAAGACTACAAGCAATTGTAGACTTTTGGAAGATGGCACCAATCTCTAGTATGCACACAGATATATATGATGCTAGTACATGGCCCGCTCCTTGGGAATTTGTTTGGGAGGGACGTTATGATGAGAATAACATAGCTTTAGGAATGGCGTATACATTACACCTAGAAGGCTATGCAGAATGTGAAATTTTACTAGTACAAAACTCAAAAAAAAGTTACATTTCTTTAATAGTTTTGGTAGACAAATTACATATTCTAAACTATAATTATGGTATAGTAAATAGCGTAGACGACATCGATGTCAATACAAGAATAGTAGAAAAAACCAAAGTTAGTGAGTTAACTTGATACTTTATGCCTCAAGTGTTGTTGTAAATAACTTAACAACTAACTAAAGAATGGATGGGAAATGACAAATAATATTACGGTTATTAAGAGAGATCAAACTAAAGAGGTACTTGATCTAGAAAAAATGCACAAGGTAGTTTTTTATGCTTGTGAAGGAATTACAGGCGTTAGTCCAAGTGAAGTAGAGATTAGAAGTCATATCTCCTTTTATGAAGGAATTGAAACAGCAAAAGTTCAAGAAACATTAATCAAAGCAGCGGCAGATCTTATTAGTGAAGAAACGCCAAACTACCAATGGGTAGCAGGACGATTAATTAACTATCACTTGCGTAAAGAAGTATATGGCAAATTTGAACCATGTAGTCTTAATGAAATTGCAAAACGTAATGTAGAATTAGGTTATTACGATAAGAATTTTTTTGCCGTTTATAGCCCAGAAGAAGTATTCCAACTTGACAGTTATATTAAACATGAACGTGATGAACACATTGCATTTGCAGGAATGGAACAGTTCCGAGGCAAGTATCTAGTACAGAATCGTGTTACAGGTGCAATATACGAAACACCGCAAATTGCATACATGATGATATCTGCAACATTATTTTCTAAATATCCACAAAAAACAAGACTAAAATATGTAAAGGATTTTTATGACGCTATTAGTAATTTTGATATTAGTTTACCTACTCCTATCATGGCCGGGCTCCGTACACCACAACGTCAATTCAGTAGTTGCGTACTTATTGAGACCGATGACAGTCTTGATAGTATTAATGCTACTTCTAGTGCTATTGTAAAGTACGTAAGTCAAAAAGCAGGCATTGGTATTGGCGCAGGTAGTATTCGTGCTATTAATTCACCTATTCGCAATGGCGATGCATCACATACTGGTGTTATTCCATTTTATAAAATGTTTCAAAGTGCAGTTAAGTCTTGTAGTCAAGGCGGAGTGCGTGGCGGAGCAGCAACATTACATTATCCAATTTGGCATTTAGAAGTAGAAGATTTACTTGTGCTAAAAAACAACAAAGGCACAGAAGACAACCGTGTACGTCACTTAGATTATAGTGTACAATTTAACAAACTAATGTACGAGCGTTTGCTTTCAGGAGGAAATATTACATTATTCTCACCTGCTGATGTTCCTGGGTTGTATGACGCATTTTTTAATAACCAAGAAGAATTTAAACGTTTGTACGAAATAGCAGAACGTAATACACGCATACGTAAAAAGACAGTTTCAGCAATTGAGCTTATTAGTAGCTTTATGGAAGAACGTAAAAACACAGGTCGTGTTTATCTACAAAACGTAGACCATGCAAATACACATAGTAGCTTTAAAGAAGATACATCACCAATTAAAATGAGTAACTTGTGTCAAGAAATTACATTACCTACTAAACCACTTACTGAGTTTAATGACCCAGATGGAGAGATTTCATTATGTACATTAGCTGCAATTAATTGGGGCAATATTAAATCACCAAAAGACTTTGAACGTGTAGGCAGACTGGCAGTACGTGCATTAGATGAATTACTAGATTACCAGAACTATCCAGTTGTAGCCGCAGAGCGTTCAACAATGAAACGCCGTCCATTAGGTGTTGGTATTATTAACTTTGCATATTGGTTAGCGAAAAACGACCTAAACTATCAAGATATTAATAAAGAAGGACTTACACTAGTTGACGAATGGGCAGAAGCATGGAGTTATTACCTTATTAAAGCAAGTGCAGATCTTGCAATAGAAAAAGGCACTATTAGCGGTAACGACGAAACAAAGTATGGCCAAGGTATTACACCTAACCAAACATATAAGAAAGAAGTAGACGAGCTTGTTAAACATAAAGAACGTCAGGATTGGAAAGGTTTGCGTAAGCAACTTAAAGAAACTGGTATACGTAACAGTACGTTAATGGCACTTATGCCAGCAGAAACATCAGCACAGATTAGTAATAGTACAAATGGTATTGAACCACCACGTAGCCTTGTTAGTGTTAAACAATCAAAGCACGGTGTACTAAAGCAAGTGGTTCCTGAGTTTAGACGTTTGCAAAATAAATATGATTTACTATGGGACCAAAAGTCTCCAGAGGGATATCTAAAAATTGTAGCAATATTACAAAAGTATGTCGATCAAGGCATTAGTGTTAATACAAGTTACAATCCACAGTTTTTTGAAGACGAGAAGATACCAATGTCGGTAATGATTCAACACTTGTTGATGTTTTACAAATATGGCGGTAAACAATTGTATTACTTTAATACATTTGACGGACAAGGCGAACTAGATATTAACAAATTAAACGAAGAACAACTTGCACCCGGAGACCTCGATGATGAGGACTGCGATAGCTGCACAATATAAAAGGTAGTAAGAAAATGAGCTCAGTATTCAATTCGAGTAACACAACAGATCACACCAAAGCATTGGCATTTTTAGATCCTGCTGGCGGTGTCGCTATTCAGCGTTATGATATGTTGAAGTATAAACAATTTGATAAACTAACTGACAAGCAGTTAGGATTCTTTTGGCGCCCAGAAGAAGTAGATGTCACTAAAGATAGTAACGACTTTAAAAAACTAACAGACCACGAACAACATATCTTTACAAGTAATCTTAAAAGACAGATCCTGTTAGATAGTGTACAAGGGAGAGCACCAGCAGAAGCATTTGGTCCATTGGTATGTCTTCCAGAAATAGAAGCATGGATTCAAACTTGGACATTTAGTGAAACAATTCACTCACGTAGTTACACACATATTATTCGTAACATTTATGCAGACCCAAGTAAAGTGTTTGATGGAATGTTAGATATCAAAGAGATTTCAGAATGTGCTGGAGACATTTCAGAATGTTATGATCAACTAATTGATATTGCATCATACTACAATCTATTAGGTGTAGGCAAACATACAGTAAACGGCAAGAAAGTTATTGTTGATTTGTATGAGATTAAGAAGCTATTGTACAAAACACTAATGAGTGTTAACATCTTAGAAGGTGTGCGTTTTTACGTATCCTTTGCATGTAGTTGGGCATTTGCTGAACTTAAGAAGATGGAAGGCAATGCAAAAATTATTAAACTAATTGCACGTGATGAAAACTTGCACTTAGCATTTACGCAATCATTACTAAAGATCCTTCCTAAAGATGATCCTGATTATATTAAGATTGCAAAAGAAACAGAAGCTGATTGTATTCAGATGTTTGTTGATGCAGTTGACCAAGAAAAAAACTGGGCAGACTATTTGTTTAAAGATGGTTCTATGATTGGATTGAACACTCAGCTACTAAGTGATTATATTGAATGGATCGCGTCAAAGCGTATGACAGCGGTAGGACTAAAGTCACCATACAGTGTATCACAAGCAAACCCACTACCATGGACACAGAAATGGATCTCAGGTGCAGAAGTACAAGTAGCACCACAAGAAACAGAGATTAGTTCTTACATCATTGGCGGTGTTAAACAAGACGTGTCGGAAGACTCATTTAAAGGATTTAGTTTATGATTGAAATTTATGGAAAGCCACAATGTCCATTTTGTGATAGTGCAAAAGCATTGTGTGAATCGAGAAATTTAGAGTATACATACAAGCAACTTGGTGTAGACTTTGACCGTGAGGAAGTTCTAGAATTGTTCCCCGGAGCAAGAACATTCCCACAAATAAAAGTATGGGGTACTAGCATAGGCGGATACGACAAACTAGGCACATACTTAGAAGAAACTAACTATAACGGAACAGGACATACATTATGATAATTCAAACACCATACAAAGTAGGTGACATAGTAAGCATTAAACTTAACAGCGGCGAAGAAATGATTGCTCGCTTAGATGAAGAAACAGCAGATCACTTAGTTTTAAATAAGCCACTTATTTTAGTAGCGGCAGAAACAGGTGTTGGCCTTGCGCCATTCATGTTTACAATTGGACCAGATGCAAAGGTGCGTTTGAGGCTAAATAGTATTATATGTGTAGTTAAGTCAGCGAATGACGCTGGTGACACGTATATTACACAAACAACAGGGTTAAAACTAGCAAAAGCATAATGAGTGGAGTTCATCGAAATCTTGATAGTCGAGCGTGTGGAGCAACCACAGGCGTAACTGGGCAATCTACTGTATACGTAAACAATAAAAAAGTTAGCGTAGATGGAGATCCCAACAGTCACGGTGGCGGCTCACTTAATGCATCATGTAACAAAGTTTTTGCAGAAAACATAGAAGTTGTTGTACAAGGTAACGGCGCTAGTCCAGATGATAAATGCCCAATTCCAGGCGGATCACATTGTAGTCCATCTGCAACTGGTGCAAGCACTGATACAGGTATAGGTTGATAACATGGCTGATTTTGCAACAGCATCTAATTACTTAAAAAATACTAATGTTGATTTAATCACAAGTACTACAGTCGATGTAGGTACAGGTGAAGTAAACCATACATCAACTAGTTTTAGTTTAAGAGAAATTATTTGTAGTTTGCTTGGCGGCAACGGAATTAAACTTCCTAACCTACAGTTGTGTTTAAAAATCAACATTGGTAGATTACTTGGTATTTCAGGTATCCCATCAGAGTTATATAAAGCGTTACAGGATGCAGAAGAAGCACTTGATGAATTTATTGCACATACAAACATTGATAACGTATTAGCCAGGCTTAATGCCGCTATTGCAGAGTTTGCTGCAATTGCTAATATGATTAACTTTTGTGGAACTCCTATTAATCCTAAGCCTATTCCAAATGTACTTAAAGATATGTTTGGATCATATTTAGGCTCAGGTAAAGATTTACTTGATAAATTAGGTACTATGCTAGACAGCGACATTGGTGGTTGTTCATCAGGGTCTGGTGTTAATTTAGGTATTTTCCAAGGTGGGATACTTAGTGACTTAGATGATATAATTACTCAATTTGGAAGTATTGCAAATGCACCAGCCAACACACTTGCTTCTTTAACCAACGAACTAAACGCATTTTCACAAGATATGAAAAACTTAGTTAAGTTTGAGAATAACTTTAGTGGAACAAATTCAAATGGTGGAAGTCAGTTTGAAACTGGTACAGCCAGTACACATACTGGCGTAGGAGTCGCAATAGATACGAGTACACTTACATTAGCACACGCACAACAAATTGCAAATGGGTTAAAATCTGCACATAGTAGTTTAAGTGCATATGAAGTAGATGCCAATGGAAATAACATCTTTCACTATCTACTAGAACCAAAAATGTTAGGGCAAATTTCACAAACAGACTTGCCAACAGACGCAACAACAGACAGAACTGCTAATTATGACTATTGTGGAGTTATTGAGAGTTATACTGCTT